TACCAGCATCAACCGACCTAGCCCACACGGATATAGTGTACGTCACTCCGGGGGTAAATGTCACAGACAACGCCAGATACGCGCTAGTATTATACAGCAGATCGGCGGTGGTCGTACCGTCCGGCGCTGTTCCCGCGTTGGGAGTCAGCGCGCCTCCCCCACGCAGACTCCACGCGGCGTTATCAAACTGCTCGCTATACGTCAAAAGATTCTTATTCTCCGCCCGCACACGCACAGGACGGCCGATGGGTATCACAGCAGCAGTGACGGCGGCAGAGGTGGTCGGGGTGTAGTTCTTGAGAGCCGCGCCGGTGCTAAGTTGCGCGCCCCAGATATAAATGCCAGAGCTTCCGTCCCCAGCGAAAGCGGCTCCTACATAGGTAGAATGAACGCGAATGCTTAGACGTGTCGATCCAGTGATATCTGACACCTTACATATCACACGTCTCCATCCGTTAGGTAATACTTCAAACGAAATGGCGTTTAAAGTATTACCCGTACTGGTCATGTTAACTAGATCTATAAAGTTCCCTATTGGCAGTCTACTTTGATTATCACTAATGACCTCTATGTAGTTATAGCCTGCCGGTAGTGCGTAGAAACTTAACACTGCCGTACCGATTGGCCACGTCAGGTCGTCGCGATACACACGGTGATTGCTGCTCGACGTGCCGTCGGGGATGAGTTTGTCCGCCGTCGTCGTACCGTCAGGCGCGGCGGCGGCGGCGGCGTTCGCCGTCACCGACAGCGCGGTCTTGAGCCACACCGCGTTATCAAACTGCTCGCTATACGTCAAGAGGTTTTCGGTGAACGAATCATTGAACTTACGGTCGTCGTTCTTTAAGCGAACGATGGCGCGCCCCGCGCTGAGGGGGGTCGTAGGATCTGCGATAGACCGTGATATACTGGCCTCCATAACGGCCGTGCTGACGTCCGTGAAGAAGCCCCCCGAATAGTCTACTTCAACAGCGAAGACAGGATTGTTGCTCATTTGCGTTTACTCATCGCGTTTTCGATCTGTCGCAGAAACCGTGCCATACTTATGTCATCCAGTATCAACGGCCCCTGCACTACCACACCAGCCCCGCCCCTGTTCCTGTTGCTTGGCGCGGCGTCAACGGTTACCCGCTCAGTCCCACGCTCGCCAACCATCATGAGGGTCGGCTTATGCACCATGAAGTCGCCGCCGCGCGCATAGCCGGGGATCGCCCCCGTGCCACGGATACCGGCGGACCACTCCGCCATCAGACGCGCATTAGCCTCAAGGTTCGCTGCGTCCCGCATGTGTATATCAGGCATCGGGCGCACGCCGGGGCCGGTCACTTTGTTGATACCAGACTCATCAAGCTCACGGCCTACGAAGCCGCCATATAGCTCCGACAACCGTGCCTCTGATTTACCCCACGGTGCCATCTTACCCATAATCCCAACCCCCATCAGGGCGCTGTTCTTACCGCCGATGCTGAGCAGAAACTTATTCCAAGCACCTCTAGCTTCGCTGCCGGTTGCTATTATGTACTCATACGCTGCGCGTTGCGACGGAGTCAGAGAAGCTCTATACCTATCGCCCTCGGCGCGATTCTTACGCTGCATATACGCGCCTCCGATCGCTATTGCAGCCACCCCCAGCAGGGGGAGCGCCGCACCGGCCCCGGCCCCAGCAGTGCCCGCCGCCGTAGCCCCTCCGGTGCTATACACTGGCGCCGCACCCGCGCTTCCAGCAGACACTAGACTCCCTCCGCCCGCTATTACTGGAGCTCCCGCACCTATCGCACCAGCGGCGGCGCCAGCCAGTGACGGGGCCACGCCGGGTATTCCGAAGGTCGTGTTCAATCCCGTGGCCATTAACGTTTTCAGCAGCAGCCATTCAGCTATCATCTGCCCGACCATCCGCACGAACGCCTGAGCAATGTTACTCCACATATCGTCTAGACCGTCTTTAAGGCTCTTGCCTTCAAGCACTATGTCGCTAAACGCGTCACCGAAGCTGGTGGTGAACGTGGTGGCCGTGCCACGCGCCACATCACCGATGGTTAAAAAGTTTTCCTTGAGCTGGTCCCACTTGCTCTTCTGTTTCTCTACGTCCTTTTCAGTAGTGAATGTGATGCTGTGTATGGCGTTGATTATCTCGCGGGCCGCAGCCGCTCCAGCGTCGCCCATGGCTTGATACTTGTTCAGCTCCATACTGAGCTGACGTAGCGTCTCCGTCCTAGTGGCCGCAGTTACCCCGACTATGTTATCGATGGACTCTTTAGCTGCGGCAGAATTGATATCCATCAATTCATTCTTTAACTCTATCTCCTTGTCTGTGCCAGCACTAACAAGCGCGAGCTCAGATTTTACAAGCGTGATCTTGTCCGTAAGCGTCATCCTGTTAGCGCGTATCTCGTAGTCCACTACGCTGCGACGATACTTAACGGCTTCATCCGCCGCTTGTTTCTCGGCCTTGATTCTCTCCTCGGCGACTTTGCGTGCGTCTTCAACCTGCTTACCGGCTAGGTCCCTGGAGCCTTCAGCAAGAACCTTCTGAACACGTAACGCTACTTCGCTCGTTTCCTTTATGGAGTCCGTAGCCGTGGTAGAGCTATCACTCCACATCCCCACGATGGCCGTCTTCGTTTTCTCCACGGACGCCACGATGTCTGTGCCGCTGTCATTCAAGATGCTCATGGCGCGGCGGAAGTCGCCAGACACAGCCGCCACTATCGCCGCAGCCACACCGCCGATAGACTTACCGATCGCCTCAAAGACCGCCTTCACCACTAGACCGCCAGAAACCAACACTTTCATGGTGTTGGCCATGAGCTCAAACGATTCCTCAGCTAGATTGGTGTCGGTGGTGGTCTGTAAAAGAGACTTAGATATACTGAGGAGGGTGGGTAACAGAACAGACGCCGCCGTCATGAACACGTGATCCCAGATCGCGCCCATCACAGTCCACGTGTCGTTGAACGCTTCGGCGTTGGTGAGCACATCTTGTTCTATGACAAGGCCGAGCTCCTTGAATATTTCTGTCGTCGCCTCCATTGAGTTGAAGAACGGCATCAGCTCACTACCACTGCGACCGAACAACGTCATCGCCGCCGCTGAGCGGGTGGCCGCGTCAGGGATGGCGGCGATGGCCTTGCCAGTGTCAGAGAGCACGTCACCGGTGTTGCGTAGTTCACCACGGTTATCGCGCAGTGCTACCCCCAGCGCATCGAACAGCTTACTATACTCAGACGTCTTATCCCCAGCGTCCACCATACGCATGGAAAGCAGACGCGCCGCCCCGCCCACCTGCTCCACCGAGATACCAGCTAGATCAGCGTTGAGCTTGAATAGAGACAACTGCTCGGCGGTGAACCCCGTCTTCTGACCTAGCTTACTCAAATTGTCAGCTAGATCTATAGACTCTTTTACCTTAGACGCGAACCAGCCCACACCGATGGCCGCAGCCATGCCAGCGAGAGCAGCTTTACTCTCCAGCGCCCTATCTTTGATAGACGAGAAGCCGGAGAGCACCTGACCAATACCAGACAACCCCGTTGTGATGTTTACGTCTGACACTTACTGTCTCCGACTATCGTCAATTTCCCAGAGCAAGACCAGATAGTTGTACTCAACTATAGTCAGCTCCCCCAGCTCTCCCGGCCCCCATCCGTACCGCTTGGCCACGCTATGGAGAGCCTCTATGTAGGGCGGTCAGTCACCTCTTCTTTCTTATGCAGGCTCCCCGCCAGCTCTAGTAGTTGAGGTAGCGTGAGGTTATCCACATCTTCCATCGTTACCGTGGGGTCTGCTAGATTAAGTATGAAGAACAGCATAGTAGCCAGCTGATCAACAGAAGGCTCCTGCATATTCTGTGGCGTTATACCGTACTTAGAAGTCAGCTCCCGCCAGTGTTTGATCTTCAGCGGTAGCACACCGGAAACGTCGATCTCTCTCCCACTTAGATTGATCTTCATGGATGCTCTCCTTAATAGAAACTTTTAGTAGTTGTCAGCGATATCTTAGCCGCGGTGCCGGATCCAGCGTGATACTGCGCCTTGGCATTGAAGGCGACGGTCAATCTTTCACGACCCCCCATCGCAGTGGGAAACGCGGTGTACACAAACTTCGGGAACAGCGCAGTGAGGCGGAATGAGTTAGCCTTAGTGACGTTGACCATAAACGCCCGTTCCGTCTGAGCCATGAAGTCAGCATACTCCGCATTATCAACAAAGCTGAGCGTACCATTGATGTTGATCATCTGCGGACCGCCGCGCGCGATGCTGTAGATGTCACTCGACGGCACTAACGCCGGGACCCCCTGCATATTGCCGTTGATGGCGATGCTCAGCGCCTCCAGTCGGGCATTACCCACACCACCGATGGAGATAGACGCGGTGTCGAACTTAAACGGCTTGGACGGAGAGCTGGGGAACGTCGGCGAGCTGGTGGACTTGGCGATGACCGCCGAGTTACGACCAAGCAACTGTGCCCTCATGCGGACCGACTGATTGGGGGTGTATGTCAGATCCAGAGCGTTGACCACCACACCGCCGTACCGAACGGAAGTACCGACGTCTCTGAACACTTCGTAGGTGTACGGCTGAACCGGACAATTCTCTGCGAAGTCAGCCGCTGCGGTGTAGTAGTCGTGAGTCCACAGGAACCCAGAAGTCACCACCGATACGCTACTAAGCTGCATCGCGCTCTTTAAAAAGAACCCCATGGATACCGGGTGAGCTGACATAAGAATAGACCCGCCGACACGAGTCAGACCTACGTCGTCATCAGGCTCCGCCACCGTGGCGACAATGTTCTTAGTTTCAAATCTGTCAAGCTGAACCTGGATGTCCTCGCTTAACGCCTCAAAATAATCGGTCACCGCGACGGCAGAGCCAAAGGAGGTCTCCCGTCCGATGCCGATGTACCCATTAAAGCCGTATCCCATTTCAAAACTCCTTAGCTGTTGAACTCAATTTCGGCCGTGAGTAGTATCTCGCCCCCAGCCACCACCCCAACTTCATCACCTTGTAGCCTTCCAGACGGCATCTCCCCACCCTTCAACCAACTTGTATCAACCAGCTCATTGAACGTCCTATTGTTCATCAGTACAGTTTCTATCTTCATGATCATGTCGTCGCGAGCCTTCAGCAGCGGCTTCAACTCCAGACCATACAGAAACGCATAGATGGCGAACTCAAGGTGGTATATCTGCTTCTTACCGGTCGCGATAAGCTGACTGTCAGGGGCAGAACGACGCAGCAAGAATATGAATATCTGCGGCAGGTCGTCAGCTCCTACGATCATCTGTTCGTCAACTACCGCACGGCACGGTCCCAGCAGTTCAGAGTTCTCCAACACGTACCGGAGCTCCTCCTTTATCGCGTGATAGTCACACCCCGTTGTCATTCTGCTTCTCCAGTTCTATCTTTGCTCTGGCGCGGATGATAGCTATGGCCAGATCGCGCGCTATGTCAACAGACGGCAGCATCTGACGCTTAGGTATCTTCACACTCTTGGCGAAGATGGGATTATCATCACTACCGAACACCAAGAACTTACCATTGATTGGCTTGATGGTTCCACCCTCATTGTGTATGCGTGCATGAGGCGACGGCGTTCCAATGGTGACCTCCATGGTTCCGACCTTAAGAGCCCCAGGACTCCCAGGATTGAACGACGCACGTAAGTCGCCGGTGTTCATCAACGGCTTACTAGATCCACCGCGTCTGAACATTATGGTCAGCGGGCTAAGGGCGGGCCAGCCGCCAATCAGCGCGCCGCTCTTAACGAAGTTGTCGTCCACCCATTTAAGCTGACGAAGACCGATCGCCTTGAGCAGACCTGGGGGTTGCAGCGCGACACCTATCCGCTGCAACTTACTCGTCAAGCCGTTAATGTCTACATCTACTCTTAGCCCCGCGTCGCTCATTCCTTGGCCCCCCGTATGCTGTCGATGCGACTGGGATCCACCACGCTGTTTTCCATACCGTCCACGTCAAACGTCGGCGTGTAGTTGGTTGTGCTGGACCACGGTCCGGAGTAGGCGGACTCAGCCACGCGCGAACCGTCTTCATACAGCAGCGCAGTCTTACCCTGAGCTACTGCATCCAACAGTTCGCGCGCCTGCTTGAAACGGTCAACCCAATCAGACTTATTGACCTTCTCGCCGGTAAAGGCGCGCCGAGATAGTATGCGCTCTACTGTCATGTCCGTGCTTATCACTTCCAGCAGAGGCACACTTCCCGACACGGGGACAGTATAGGCCCCCGCCAACTTAGCATTGATCTCAGCGTCGGAATAGCCGATGAACGTGGCTACGCTGGCGCTGGTCATATTGCTCATGCTCCCTATAGCTGGAACAGTGAGAAACACATTGGAGACAGTAGTGTACATAATCAGTTCCTCGTTACGGGCTCGACCGCTTCTTCTGCGCGCTTGGTTACTTCTGCCATGAAGTCCTCACGGCTTTCAAACCGCATAACCTGAGTCGCCCCCGGCTTACCGACGCTAAGGCTCAATGACACATCAAACCCACGACCGAGAATACTCAAGGCCTCGCTGTAGTAGTCCAGGCTGTCGGAGCTCATGTGTGTTTTCTTGCCGACGAAGTATTTCTTGCCGAGCTCGATAACCTTCTCACACCGATCACGGATAATGGGGGTGACACGACCGCCGTTGGACCGCAGCTCGTAGCGACACATCAAGATGCTATCTCTCATTATGAAGTGTTTCTGCAGTAGGCGATCAGGATACTTCCTAATGTCCTCCATCAACAGCGGCAGGTTTCGCGTGAACCTACCCATGCGAATGTCCTCAATGAGGTAGCCGGTGTGCGCTATGTGTGCGTCGGCCAACACCACCACCGAGCCCGGTCCGTCATTTAAATCGAACTCTGGGTGCTCGTGAATCATGCCGAAGAACCGCATAGACTTACCGTCACCCCTCGGCCGACGCCGGAACAGTCGTACAGGCATGTCAGGCTGGAACTGTGTATCGCACGCGAAGTGATGCTGACGTATGCCGTAGCCGGTGTAGCTGTTCTCACGTAGATACTTATGGATGTTCACCTGATTGACAATACGCTCGTCAGTGTCCAGCCACAACACCCAGTCCATGGAGCAGTTATCCAATCCTATGTTTCGCGGGGTTTCAAATCCAAATTGTTTCGGGTCGCACCCCTCTACCATCTTGGTGGCGTACTGCTTGGCGATACGAACGCCTTCATCACTAAGCCCGTTGTCAACGATGATAATTTCGTCAGCTAAGTCAACGACTGACTTAAGGCTCCAATGTAATTGATCCTCCGCCCCAGGGCCAGCCATAACGCTCACACTGACAGTCTGTCGCGGCCGCTGGAGTTTAATCTTGCGCTCTATGTCAATCGGGGTGACGTAGCCGTGGTCGGCGCGGTATGAAACTATCCACCACCCCATCGGATCGCCCAGTTCAGGACTCTGACTATGCAGCAGCGCGCCCACGTTGAAATCAGGCTTGTGGCCAACCATGTCGCGGATATCGTGGAGATCAAAATGCCAGATGTGACAGCGCCAGGGGTAGTTACGATAAGAGCTGTACTCCCACGGGCCAAAAGGCACGGTGATGTATACAATACCATCCTTGCGGGCGTAGCTCTCCATACGCTCGATAACAGTCCAGGGTTCGCGGACGTGTTCTAACACTTCCTGCATCAGCACCATATCGAAGTCACGGTCGGCGATAACATTGTCCCGCATGGCGTCGCCTACTACGAAGCGCATGCTGTCCCCAAGACCAAAGCGGTCTGCAAAGCCTGAGGCCATGTGAACCGAATGCTTATCGATGTCTACGCCGGTCCACTTGCGACCCAGACGGCGGGCGAGCTGTACTGCATACGCGCCGTGGGCGCAGCCGTAGTCTAAGATCTTACCGATGTGTGGGCGGTCTTCAATGAACTGCCCGAGCGCGCTGAAGCGGTCCTCATTAACTACCCAGTCGATAACCCGCTCATCATGTGTGGCGCCGATACGTTCGTACTGTTGACGCATCCCATCATCGGTGCGGTAAAACCTAAAGTCTCGATCGATCACCTGTCTCAGATCCTCACAGGCATCATCCAGTTCCATGGTGGAGAGCAGTTCGTCAGCCACCACGATGTCCGACTGGCGATACATATGCTTGGCGAGACGGAACGTGTCGTTGTTGTTGGCCTTAATGGTACGCTTGAACTCCATCTCCCAGTTCACAGCCACGTCGAACCAATCTAGTTCAGCAGCATGAGCGAAGCCCGCCGCGCTAGCGCCTGACTGCGTATGTACGCCGTCGAGGTAGCTCAACACCGCCGCAACGAAGTCGTCCACATAGTTATCATCTGCAGGAGTACCGCGAATGAGCGCCCCCGCATCTGGATGCAGTGTCTCAGCCAGCGCACCGCGATCACTGGTAACTACGGGGAGCCCACACGCCTGACACTCCATGGCCGTGATACAGCTCACCTCGCTGAATTTATCCAGCGCCGGAGACGGAGTGGGGTACACATACACGGCGGCCGATAGATATTCCTTGTAGAGCTCCCTCTTGGTAAGCGCGCCCAGCTTAACCACGGAGTCACTGAACTTCTCGATCAGACTATCACAGTACGCATAAAATTCCCCGAAGTGGGTTACGGGGTTATCGTACGTGGCGATATAAAGTTTCAGATTGGGCTTCGCGCGTAGCAGCTTGGGCCAGATCTTGGACAGCAGCACATCAAGGCCGCGCTCGGGGCGGGCGCAGTACATCAACTTGTTCATGTCACGACGAACACCACCGATCTCCTCTATGGCGTGTAGGTCCACGCCGTTGGAAGTCTGAAATATCTCGTTATCCGACAAACCATAGGCGCGCTTATATTCTTCAGTCATGAAGTTAGAAAGAGTCATGACTTTATCAATGTTCCACATCGTACCTTTAATCTGCTCCATCTGCTGAGCGTTGGGTAGGTCGTGACACCACAAATAGTTGAGTCGTGAGTTGACGCGCTTGGTAAACAAGCTGAAGTCCCGCTGTACGATACAGATGTCGTGAGGTACATGTCGACCATGGGCGTCCCACAGCTGAATGGGCATGAACGAAACGCCAGTCTCTTCGCACGTGTCCGGGGCTTCTATGTTACAAAACACCACGACATGATGACCAAGACTACCCAGCTCCCGCGCCATATACAGCGCCGCTGACTCACTTCCCCCAAGACTGTTGGTCTCCAGCGTCTTCGGGCCGAACGGCATTCCAGGGACAACCATATTGATATCATATTTCATTAGTTAACGCTCCTAGGTTTGATCACGTTGAAAAGAACGGATCGTTTAAAAGGATACGCAGTTCCACCCACCGTGGAAGTAGCGGTCCATCTTCCAATATAGATGCCTTCAGTTGTTGGCATCGTTACCATAGCGAAGTAGTGAGTTGAGTCACTGCTTGTGCTAGTCATAGAGCTCACTAGCGTTTCCGTTTTATCATATATCGCCATGTTCGGCGCGGAGTCCGGCGCTACTGAGCTTTGAAAAGTAAATTGTCTGGTGTCGCCGGGTTCAAAGATGTCCATCAATCAGTCCTCCACTTATTATGCCCGGTCACCACCCCTAGTATATCCATCACGTTTAATCTAGCGCCTATAAAGTCTCGCGTCGTTAAAGTGGCGCCGAGATGATCACGTCTGGCCAGTCTTGCGAACGTCAACAGCGCAGCGGCTGCGTTGATACGCTGAGCGGTGACGTCATCCCCTAATAACAAAGCCTCTTGCACCAACACCTCAGCCGCGCGGGTGACCAGTGAATTCAACAAAACGGCGTCCATACTGGTGAGCTCAGCACTCCGCGAGACGTTATCCATCAGAGCTAGGCTGTCCGATAAAGCCGTAAACGCTTCTCGGAATGCTGCATCGCTCATCAGTAGTGAATCGGTGAACTGCGCCGCGTTACTGCGTGCGTACGAAGACGCCAGCAGTAACGCGTCCAGTACAGATATCTCGGTAACTCCTCCGCCTGATGTTTCGGCGGTGTGTATGGAGGCCAGCAGTAGCGCATCAAACAGAACACGATCAAGGATGCTGTAGTATTGATCATCCAAGAATAGATCGTCAGCAACAACACGAGATAAATCCAGCAGACTCTGATCACTCAGATATATGCTGTCATACACCATGCGCGACAGATCGTGCGCCGCCGCGTCACTGATGGTCAGCGCATCGTGTCTCACAGACTCCGCCGCACGTTCCGGCGTACCGTCGTAAAAATAAACGCCGTCAGTCACGGTTATCTCAGTGACGCCACCACCGCCCCCGCCACCAGACGCGAGGAATATGATCATCGCGCCGGCCATTTCGTCGCCGGTGTCGGTGCAGGAGCGAGTGCACGATACGCTGCCTGCGGATACTGTTTTTGTTGCGAGCCAAATACCACCGCGCGCGGAGGTGGTTTGATGTTGTGCCGCGAGGATGAACGAGTCCGAATATGCGGCACCGCCGTCAAGCGCGCCCGCACTGTCGCCCCAGAATACTGCTAGAGCTAGACCCGACCCCGAGGCCGTGGCCGAGCCGGTTGACTGCGATGTAACCACAGTTGATAGATTGCTGTGGTCCTGCGCCATGACGTCGAAGCCACCGGCTACAGCATCATCAAACTCCATAATGAGATAGTTGCCGTTACCGCCGCCTGAAACGGTGCCGTTAACGCTCGTCTCGGTGCCATCGGCGATCCGCGTCCAGACCTCGCCAGCAAACACCGACGCGCTGAATACACTACGCGAAGTAAACCCGGCCGGCTGATTGAACGTCATCCCACCACCGGTCGACACCGATACAGCAACCAACAGATTACCGGCGGTCGTAGCACTCCCGAACGTGGGGGCGGTGGTGCCGGACGTGGTTGCTGATTGAACAAGGGCCATGACGTTACTCTATAGTTCCGATTAACAGATCGAGCTGAGTGCGAAACGTAGCGAGTACAGCCGTAGAGAAAGATCTGGTCGTCACTGTTCCGTCTAAGTTAAGTTGCTCGCGCAGAATATACCCGCCCGACGCGGGGAAGTTAGCCTGCACCCACGCTATCGTCGCGGTGATCTGTGTCAGCATTGCCGTGAACTCGGCCACTACGTCAATCGATTGATTGCTGAGTTGATCGCGCGCGTACTGCCCAAGACCAGGAACCGACTGAGCGGCAATGAATCGCAAGCGAGCAACACCAAGATACTCAAAGAACGTGATGATGTCGATAGCGCTGATCGGTCCGGCCAGGGATCGCTCCTTCAATGCGCGAGCCTCCGACTTAACCTTACGCGCCTCGTTTTGAACCTGAGCTAGTACGCGCTCCAGCGTTGGTCCCGTTGGAAACCTTGACATCAGCTGCTCCCCACGTTAGTCTGAAGCGTGAGCTTTAACAGGTCACTAGCCGCCGGGGTCCACGCAGAAAACGTCACGCGCTGATACAACGTTCCCATGCCAGATCCCGCATGATTAGTGATACCCGCTTCCGTCAGAGCAATGCCCGTAAGGCTGTCCGCCGCACCGCCGAACG